TTGTGTTTGGGCCACATCTGCATAGATCAATGCACCCGTTTTAGGATTGGTGAGGTGTACAGTCGCCTCTTCTTGGAGTGCAATTTCGCTAAGTTCAAAAGTCATGGTAGAGTTCCTTTTTAGTTTGTGTTATGCTTCTTGTGAAGCTGGGTTAGAGCTATGTTGCTCTTTGGTTGCAGATTGTGCTGCGGTTTGTTGTGAAATTAGTTGTTCTATGCGGTTTAGAAGTGCTGCTTGATTCACATCATAAAAACATTCTTTGTAGCCATCAAATCTCGTTGGTGGATTTTTGTATATGCTGCGAAGCTCGCGAAGAACTTTAGTCTCCACATTCAGAGGGATTTTACCGTCTTCAAAGAGATACGATTTTAAAACTCTAAGATTCTTATTAGAATTTCCTGCGATAGTCGCACAACGGATTTTTGGGTTTTTATTTGTGATGCCAACTTTGGTTATGTCATCGTCGGTAAGAATATATAAGTAGCCGGGCTTATTGTCCCGATACCCTGTTTCTTTACATCGAGGGCAACCCCTCCCACTTAGATGAGAGGATGGCAGTTGCCAAAAGGCTCCGTGACCTTCTTGTCTGCACAATATTTGCACTTTTTCATGCGTAGTTTTGTACTCTGTTACAGAGTAATCATATGTATTTCCATGAACGCATTCAGCATCTAGCACAAATTGCTTATAGGATTTCCGACATCTCTCACCGGTGCCAATATCAGCGCACCGTGGACACCCTGCTTTGTTGAACACGTGGTTGTGCACCGTCTGTGAGAACCATCCGTGTTCATTACAATGGATATCAATCTTGTCATCTTTATTACGGTATCCTAGTACATCTTTGTAAGTGTACCTACTGCCGTGCACTGCTCGGATTTCCTCGCGAACCTGCGATTCGGGCTTTCGCCGCTTGTCTGCCACTACCTCAAACCCGCACGAAGGGCAACCACTACCATTTAGAAAATCGTTGGGTAGTGCAGGCCAATCACCATGTTTAGTGCAAGTGATTAGAACTTTTACCTTCGCCCCATCATACGCAACGTTTTGATATGTATACCCGGCCCTGTTAAGTGCAACACATTGTGCAATAAACTCTTCTGTTGTTTTCTTTCTAGTCATTCACATCTTTCTTAAATTTTCTATTTAACGTAGAAGGCTTAAGAAAGACGTGCTTTACCGACACGCTTTCTTCAAACTTTTATAGAGGGTGCTTCGCAGCATTGCTCTTACAACAGAGGGCCGAAACCCCCTTTAACCGCTATTAAGTTGCGGAGAAAATAATGCTATTATCCAACTCGATATCGATTGTCTGTTCAAGAATCTTATCAGCGCTGCCGACGTTAACTTGCAGCGAAGTTACAATGCCCGAAAAGTAATCATGGCCCATCGAACCCGGATAAGTGATCTTGAATGCGACAGAGCTACGGGCGTTGAACGCAGCTTGAAGCGCTGTGTAGTCCGCACCAGTGTGCTTAGCAAGCGTCATCGAAATGGTGCCATAATCGACACTCCCCGAACGCTTCACCACAACCGCAGTGTCAACCGGTGTAAATTTGACCACAGTTGTTTTTCCGCCAAAAACACCAAGGTTGCTGACTTCTGTAATGGGAATCCATGTCAGCGAAGCAAAATCAGTAGCAGTGTACGTAGCAGGCAGCGTAGCCGACATGCTGATAGAGGTTGTTGCGCTAGTAATAGCAAGAGAACCGCTCATTTTATTTCCTTTATATTAAATAATCTTTTGCAAAAGATGCTTGTTATACGGCGTAAGCCATATCTTGTTATTAGGCTTCTTGCCTGTATTTGACCCTTACAGCAGCCATCCTAAATTGCGTATCAATCATTGCAGGGCTAATGTTCGGAGGCTGATCCACATAAAATGTCGCGTAACGTGCGCGATCCGTTACAGGGAAAAGTGCAGCCACAGTGGCCGTAAGACTGTCAAGCTGCTTCATTCCGCGCCCATCTGGACAAAACACATTGATTTGAATCGTGCCGTATGTCCTTGTACGGGAAGCATCCACAGTAGCACTCGTAACAACACTGTTAAGAAACACAATCTCCAGCCAAGGAATACCTGTAGGCTTCGTAAATGGCTTACCTTCGTATGCGATAGGTAGCGCAGGACTTTGAGAGTTTGCGAAAGCCTCGATAGCGCCTTCTACTTCTTGTCTAATATTCATTGTAAGTCTGCTTTCATAGCTGTCATCGATACTGCAACGGGCGCGTAATATCTACGCATACCTGTCCAAGTCCAACCACTAATAGGGTCTTTACCAGCAGGCCATCCAGCATACTCCACGCGGAACGCATAATTAAGATTATTAGACATTGACACGAAACCGTCTTTGCCATAAAATGCCTTAGACGTTTTAACGATACTATCAATCCTAGCCAAGCTGTCACTGCCATTGCTCGTAACACTTGTAATAGACGTGTCGTAGGAGTTCACAGCAGGGAACCAGTTGGCAACGAAATGCCCAGCCACATATGGTCCATCGCCAACATGAGGGGAATTGTTTACAACGCGGCAGAATAGCTTGTAGGCAACGTCAGTGATCTTGTCGTTCACCTCAGTTTGTACACGTTCGATGTTAGATTTTAGAGAGTCTAGAAAACTTCCCATATGTCTCCCTTACAGAAACGAATTATAGCATTGAACAACAATCTTGTCAATTTTACGCCTGGACAACATACGATCCGTCAAGAGTCACTTGAGAGTAACCATCTGCGCGCACGGACACAGAATATGAGTAGAAACCTACATCAAACGGTGCAACCTTGAAGGACACGAAGCCTTTCATCTCTTGACTTACCTTACCTTTTACCTCGGACACAACGCCTGCCGTGTTCGAAATCGTCAAGAAAAATGCCATCCCTGCAATATCGGCAGGGTGGCTTGTAGGCACTTCAAACATAGTGAAGGCTTCTAGTCCAACCTCCGACTGCTGCCGAACAATCTGCCGCCTGGACGAACCGAACGGAATAGCTTTTAGCTCAACACTGGGCCTAGCTGCAAAGGTAACATCGTTCTTCTCCAGAGCTTCATTGATAACTACAACTGAGCAAGATTTCATCATTCGTCCTGAATATCAATGTACACGGTACGCTGGTTTGTCCGTGGCGGGGTGGTGTAGGTTGTTATCAAGCAGGAGACAGCCGTGCTGCTACCAGCAGTTCCACCAGCGACAAACACTGTGGTTTTGCTGCCGTCAGAGAATGTGCCAACACTAGTCAAACCGTTCAGAGTAAACGTAACAGCCGACACTGTAGGAGAGCCAATATCTGTCAGCCAATCAGACCAATCAAACGTAATATCAATAATCGCGTCGGGGTCTTTAAGTCCACGAGGCTTTTTAGCATCTGAGAGTGTCCACCATTTACCGCCAGAGAACAACGGAGGAAGCGCACCAACCTTAATCGTCCGCGCATCGCTAGGAGTAAACCCGTTAAACTGAACGTAATTTGCAGTTTTAACTGTTGTGCTAATTGGTGCAGCCCTGTTACCCGATGGGTCGTAGGCACGCACTTGAACCAAGTAAGACGTGTTTGCTGCAACACCAACAATAGACGTAGTAAGATTTGTTCCGACATCAACCCACGTGCCATTGTTCAGACTGTACTCATAACCAGAAACGGCGACGTCATCTATAGCAGCTTGCCATGTAATAACGAACTCTGATGAGAGGACATTACTCACAGCAATTGCCCCGGTCATAACAGGAGACTGGGTGTCTGCTGCCGCTAAAGTTGTCACTACCGCATTAAGAGGGTCCGACTTGTTGGAGGATGTATCAACTGCTCTAACTTTAATATTATATGTAGCAGAGGGATTTGCCGAAGATGTAGTGAACGTCAGAACATTGCCAATTGGCGAATAATTCACACCATCCGTTGCAATCTCGTAGTATGCCACGCTGGCATTGTCTGTAGCGGCTTGCCACGACACGGTGTAGGCGCTCGACGTGACATCACTTACCGACAGCGATCCAACCATCACAGGACGTGTTGTATCAGCAACCACTGTATTGTCCGGCATCGGTGCTTGCGGATATCCACTAATCGACATAATCGAAATTGCCGATGTGCCGGGTTGTGGCTGACTTGAGCCAAGATAATTGGCAAACGTTAGGATCGGTGCGTCATAATTACCGGCAGGAACCACAACACTAACAGTAAACGTATTTGGTGTCGCAGTTGTATCAATCGCGACAGCAACCGTCTGAGTAGCTGCACCGTTAGGATTGCTTGCCGCAGCAGGGACTACAAGCTGACCAGACGTGGCTTTCTCGCATGTGCCGTGAATTGTGCATGTTTGACCGTCAATGGGGTCTTGAACAAGTGTCAGTGCCCTTGGGCCAACCACCACTACAGCTTGTGTACCCGTCTGAGGTAAGCTAGTCCCACCTGGACCTGTGAACAACAAAACAGGTGCGTCATAGCTCCCAGGAGGAAGCGCAGCAGACACTGTGAAGGTGTTTGGCGTTACAGTTGTGTTAATGGTAACTGCAATAGACGGGCTCGCGATGCCTGGATTGGTCGCTGATGCAGGAACGGTCAACTGCCCCGACGTGGCATTTTGCACCGTCCCGTGAATCGTAAGGACTTGTGCTGCTGTCACATCATCCTGCACCAAGCTTAAGGCTTGTGGGCCTACAACATCAATAGCACCAAGCGGATTTGACCCAGCAATAGTGTAGTAGGTGTTAGCAACGGAAAAGCTTAATGTGTAGCGTCCTGCTTTCACAGCATTAAACGTTGCTGTGAATGTGCCGGTGCCAAAAACAATATTTACCGGACCTTGTGCAACACCGGAGTTGTATGGTGTCGACGTAACAGCAAGCGCTGCTGTGCCGCTTGTCGGGCTTCCTGTCGTAGTGCCTGTGATTACAACATTCTGATTAGTGGTCGTAATGTTTGTAACTGTTGCCGTAGGCGCTTTAATACTAGATGGCGTTTCCCACGCACCGATATCGCAAGACACACCTTGTTGACGAACGCCTGTAATTGTTTGTGTGTTGTCAATGCTAGGAGCCACACCCGCATCAATTAAACCTGAGCCTGTCTTGACCCTGAAGTCATTTACAGTGTCAACAAATTGGTTGGCATAGACAAGATTTGGCTTGTTGTTTGTGCCAAATAGAATGCTGCCATCGCTGGCATTGTTGGAACCTACGAAATCTGAACGAGTAGAGAAAGCGCTACATCCAAACCCTGCGCTATTTGTCAGCTTAGCTGCTGCAATATCACTACCGAAAGCTGGCAATGTCGCAGCAGCTAGATTTGACAGTCGTACGACAGTGATATTCTCAGCAGAGGGGGAAACACCGTACGCGTTAAAGTGCAGACCCTCTGACGCAGCTCCTGTTAGGATAACATATGTATTTCGAACAGACCCCGACTTGACTTGGATTGCTCGTGCGACAGCATTGTTACCTGCAAACTCAACCAAACAACTTGTTGTCAGTCCGTTTCCAACTGTACCTGTAGCACCAATTGCAGTAACACCACCAACACCAGAAGATTTAATTTGCAAACCATCCAGTGTTACATAGTCGCCTACATTAATATGAGTTGCATAATTAATGTTAAAGTTTACTGCTACACCGTTAGCTTGATTATACCGCAGGGCATTCGTCAGAAGATTTACATTATCCCTGAAACCTTGCCCTGCTGCTGGACGCACCACAAGATTGTGAGTCGCGTCCATTGTTTTCCCTGAGAAGTTCCAAACTGCTGTTGGAACAAACTCCGAGTCATTGTACATTTCAAACACATAAGCCACATCAGCAGCAACCCAGTCATTAGGTGTCGAAGCCCAAGCTGCTGCAACTGTAGCAAAATCCCTACCCGAAGCTGCGCTACCAATCTTGAGTGTAGTAATAGTTGCCATTATGCATCCTCATAGGTGAACGCAGAATACACATCTGCAAGAAAAATTTTATCTTTCATACCACATCTCAATCTTTCGGGCCGACTTCTGTTGGTGGCAAGAACGGACCATGCGCAGGGAAAAGGTACGACATTGGATACGCTTGATTTGCGGCGCGCTTTACTAGGTAGTTGTCATACTCGGCTTGTAGCTTTGCAATAGCTGCACTCAAGCGGGCATTAGGATAATCAGGCCAGTAATCTCTACGGGCCTTCAAATACTGCATGTACAAGTGTGGGCAACCTGTCTGTTCCTCCGCCCTGTCATCATATGCAGTTAAAAATCCTTTAAATCTTTGAGGGGATAGATAAGTTGCGGCAGTGTTTCTGTCTGTGGATGACGGCAAGATCGGTAGGTACTGATCCAGCATAGCTTTTTGTGCACTCCAGTCCGCAGGAACGTCAGCAATTGTATATTGAGTAGCAGATGCCTTTCCGACAATAGCCAAAGCATAGTATGCATCTCTGCAATCTGTGTCCATTACGTAATCGATGACAAAGCGGTCGAGATTACGAATCATCATATCTAGCGCAATCTTGCATTTATCACTACGATTACGCATTACGGCCCACATTCCAACTTGACGCATCAGCGTGAGCGTGTGCACCATATAAAGCCCCAACGACCCTCCGGCTGTTTGGTAGGTGTCGCCGCTAGGATTAATACTAACGGCAGTGCCCAGATTGCGGATGGCTGCCGAAAAGATAGTCTGCTCATTGTCTATGAAAGCTGGCTTGTAAATCTTGTCATAAAGAAGTTCAAGCTCAATCTGAAGATGTGCTTCAATATCTTCTTTAGAATACCCTAATGGGTGCTCTGTAGCCACTTTCCAAGCCATCACGTGTGCCAGCATTCGCCACGCGTGAATGCGTTGACCATAATAGCTTTTTGGGTCAGCGGTGGGGGGCGCACTACCTAAAGCACTCATCCACTGTGTGTCGAAATCGTGCTTTGCCGCAATAGCGTGCATAGGGCTGTTCAACATAAAAGCCCACCAGCCCGCATTGCAGTAGCTGTGCAAAGAATCTCGTTGCCATCCCGAGTAGTACATATAACCTTCAGGATCATTGTTGGTAGGTCTACGAGACCTTCCCGCGAGAATACCGCAAATATCAACACACACTTGAGGTCCACGAGGCTGGCCTAAGGCAGCATACGCCACTTCGCTGCCATAATAGGCTCCGATAAACTCCCATTTACCAGCCAATATTTCTGCTTTTGGTAAAGTCTCGAAAGTTTTTGCGTCCTTAACCCAGTGATTTGAATGGTTGAAATACGCCAACCCCCACTCTTCGATAAGGTCTCGAATAGGGACATTACCTTCAGGGCGTTTCCAATTCTGATTAGACGCGTAGATAGCCAGTACGGAAGGGGATGGTGAGCGGTCAAACCGTTGTCCCCCCACTCCAGTAACCCAGTCATGCCCGGAAAGACTTCCGGCTTGATACTTGTAGCCCATTGCGCGATACCAAGGATAGTGGTCACGGTTTGTGAACATTGTTGGATCACGTGGACGAGACTCATAAGCAGTTAGATAAGCATTGTCTTTTGCTTGGTCGTTCTTCAATGGATAAGGCGGAAGCACGTACCAATGCGCCATACTATCCGCCTGAACGTACCTGTACGCCGCTAAGGGGTGATAGGCGTTAGAGCTAGGTCCGCCGTGTGTACCAAACGTCGGGTGGTCGTAAGTGTATGTTTCAACACCTGGGAAGTACTTGCCCGCTTTCGAGGAAAGACGTGTGCGAATATTCTGCCAAGGTAGCATCATTCCACAATTGAAACGCGGGATAGACGGTTCATCCGTTGTCTGCACCTCAGAAAGTTGTGGCGAATTGATTGGCAATGTTGGCTTGTCGTTAAAAGCTTTCCACTCATGAGTGGAAAGCGGCGTTCTGTTCGCTGCACCATTGTTATAACCAGCCTGTGTGTACAAATTAATTTTGAACGGAGGTGGGATCGTGCGATCCGCAGTATCTGGATTAGAGCAAGGCCCATACGTGGGCGGCGAGGTAGTACTGTCAAGGATTGGGTATTTGGCCTTAACAAACGTATCCATGCCAGGGTACGTTGCCCAGCGGCCATACGGCTTAAACGACAATAGCATTTGCTCTAACTGCGTCACACCATCCTGCGTGTTATAGTTCGACGCAATCAGCAACAAACCACCTAATTCAAAGCGGCGAGGTGCAATCGGGCTGGTCCATTTAATTGTGTCGTCAACCTGATAGACAGCCACGTCACCAATCTCAGCAGCCATTTCGGCGTCTTGAAACACCCAGTCATCCTGCCGGTTAACTTCTTTGAATGTTGCAATACCCACAACGACAGGGGCGGTCGGATTAGTCCAGTCAACAAGTTCAATAATAGTAGGCGTGGCGGAACGAATCGGGGGTGCTTTCGGCCCCGTACCAGATGCCAGAAGACGAGGCGCTTTAGTACCCGTTCCAGATGCGAACGCATAGCCTGTGCTCGGCAATCCTGTGGGGTTCCCGGACAAAACAAAATCACAACCGGAGCCCGTGATACCAAGTGTACCTTGCACCCAATACCCATTTCCCTCCAAGCGCAAAACAGATGCGCCTGTCGAAAGATCAATAGCAGTATGAATAGTCGTATTAGAAAGCTTACCAAGTCCTGTAATATTGCCAGAGGAAATAGTAAGAGGCCCGGACGACTTCATGTTCAGAAATTCGGTGCCGGTTGTAGCCGGGTTGGTCGCAGCGCTATTTGCACCTCTAAAGCAACGTAATGTGCGAACCGACCCTAGCGCATTTTGCAACTTATTAGCCCAATCTAGCTTAGTAGTTGCGCTGTCAAGAATTGCCTTAAGATTAGTGCTGTATGTGAGCATTGTTACCCTCGTTTTGTCTATTGTCTGATACGCAGATCATTCGTTAGCAATATCAATGTACACAGTACGTTCATCTGTGCGAGCAGGTGTTGTGTTTGTCACGATTTTGCAAGCGACCGTAGAGGGCACTCCAATTGTTCCTCCCGATACAAATATTGTCGCAGTTGTGTTGCCGTGGAATACGTCGGCATTATCTACACCAACCGCTGTAAACGTAACATCCGAGATAATTGCCGCGCCGATGTCCGTGAGCCAATCTGACCAATCGAATGTAATGTCAATTGTTGCATCAGGGTCTTTCAAACCCCTTGGCTTTTTAGAGTCAGTAAGGTTCCACCACTTGCTGCCTGTGAAAACAGGTGCCGTGGATTGTACAAAGATTGTTCTCGCCGCGCTAGGCGTGAAGTTGGGAGCAACCTGCGTAGATGTGAGTGTACCTGCAACAGTACTTACCGAAGAAATCGAAGACGCTAGCAAGATGGAGTTCACAAACCCACTTGCAGATACAGTTGATACAGCGTGCAACGAAGCTTGTAGACTAACGCCAGTTGAAAGATTGCTTGTTACTGTTGATGTGGCTGCAAGTGCGGCAACCAACCTAATCGACGTACTAAGCGAAGCTGTTGCGGTAGACGAGGCGGCGATGGAGCAGGACAATGGAGCAGATGCAACATTAGTGACTCCACTCATACTTACCGCATCCAAGCTCACAGCATTAAATGCTAACATTTACAACCTCCTATTTTCGCAAAAGCCGTCTTAACGTTGGTGCCACACATTGACGAATGACATAATCGTTGCCAATATTGGACAGGTGGATGTGTAGACCGTTGGCGTCCGATGCCCAATATGGGGAAGTTGATAGGGCAGCGTTAGCGTTAAACGTTGCGATTTGGTAGTCAGGAAGATTAAAAGGGCTACCAGCCTGACGCACATCAAACACAGCATCGAACCCCATAGACTTGTAGTTGGCCAGTAAGTAGGCGTTGTAGATATCGATCTGTTGGTTTATGCTTGTCACCAAAGTTTGATCAGATATGGAGTCCATGCGAGGCGGCACAGTGCCGCCAACAATCTTGTTCCACGGGTGCGCGGCGCGGCGGTTCGCATTGTACGTTGTAGCGTCACTAACCGCCTGCATGCCCGTTCGGCCACCCGCTGCGATAGAATTCGTACCCTCCCACGGCCACAGGATATTGTAACTCCCGGCAACAAAAGCACCATCAACGTCAGCAGAACTGTACCCGTCCAGCCCATCCATCTTGCGCCAAGTTTGTCCGCTGATGCCTAGGTTGGTCAGCAGAATTCCTTTATCACTAGTCCACTTCCGCGCTGGGCTTCCACTACCAGCCACAGGTGTCGCGCCACCGTTACCTGAGAATCCAATGGCAGGGGTAGTGGTGGCAACTGGTGACGTGACCGCAAGCAACCACGTCAGGTTGTAGGCACCCCCGACAAATGCCATCATTGAATTACCATCCAGAACAATGTTTGTATTGGTATTGAAGGGTACGCGTGCGACAGACATCAAAGCCGGATGCATTACGACACCCCGCTAGCTGCTGTCAATTGTGCTGCTGCGTTCTCATACACATGAACTTGGAACCACATCTGCGGCGAGCTGCCGTAGTCGTACGAATCAAGATCGGTAAAGCTGGTTGGATTTGCGGCAGGCGCTTTTTGAAGCTTGTGCACTGTTCCTACACGAGTAACACGACAGATATCCCCTGTCGTGAAGTTCGCGCTAAGTGTATTATTCACACCGGCTTTCAGTTTGTAGTACGCGCCGCCAGCTGTAATGAACAGTGCATATACATCGCCGTTGTACCCACTCTGAGTGTTTTGTGCTCTAATGCCGATCACGATGTCACCGGACGCTGTAGGCTTGAACTCAAGATAACCGTCTGCACCTGCTGCCAGCGACTTGGAAACAATCCCACCGTTCGTTGCAGTGCTCAGCGCACTTCCATTACCAGTGTAAGTGTATGGACCAGAGCCAGACTGCGTGATGTTGGTTGTTTGCAGCAAGATTGGGTAATACCCAGCTGCTGCTGGTGTAACAGTGTTAGACGCTGCGGATTGTGGGCCTGTACCCACACTGTTAGATGCAGCGACCTTCGCGTAGTAACCTGTACCATCGGTAAGGCCTGTCACGTTGATTGGGCTGGTTGCGCTGTTATAAGTTCCAACAACTGAATTGTCACTAGATTTATACAATGTCAACACATAATTTGTGATGGTAGCACCTCCGTTGTTTGCAGGGGCGGCGAACGGGAAGCTTGCAGTTGTATCCCCAGCAGTTGCCGTGCTCATAATAGGAGCATCCGGTACAGTGGCCGATGCAGAGGCGGTAAACGTGATGTTAGAGGGTTTTACCAAGCCGGACGTGTCAGAAATGCTGATTGTCTTAGCGCCGCTAGATGCCGCTGTGTAAGTGAACGTGGCAGAAGGGCTTGCTTGAGTCAGTGGGACAGTTGTTGGGTTAAATGTGCCACCGCCGCCTCCATCTGAAGGTGTGATCGTATCTGTACCGGCGAAGCTAGAGCCAACAGGTGCGAGAGCAACTGTGAAGTTAGATGACGCTGTACCGACTGTACCTGTTGTTGGGCCTGTCAAACTAAGAGATGTAGCAGTCGCAGAAACATTGTCCGTAATTGCGAGTGCGGACGGGAATGTCACCATCAAGTTGCCGACAAGGTCACGCACCCCGTTCGTTGCAGGTTGGGTGTACATAACTGTCGAAGTTTCACCGTTAACAAACGATGGGGAGACAGTCAGGTTGATAGTAGAGCCAGAAATATTCACAGACAGTACAGTGTGCCCAGTGACAGTGAACGCACTAGCCGCTGGTGTATAATTGGTATCAAGTGCCTCAGACGCAGTAAGCGTCACAGTTGCAGGGGTTGCATTAGCTACAACAACATTACCTGTCGGAACAGTCGGAGCAACAATGTCTTGTGCAACAGGATTGGCTGCTTGGCTTGCACTCCACCAATATGTATAGCCATCATACCAGAAGAACACTGTGTTAGGCATACCAGACGAATTCAACAGTCCTGCTGAACTACCATGCTCAGTGAAACCGGACATAGTAAGCGTACTAGTGCCATCGAGGATCAGGATATATTCTGCCATGGCCCCACGTACAGCACCTGCCATTGCAGTGAACGTTAGGTTTCCACTCACAGTTTGACGTGGCATATGCACAGTGCCGATTTGTGTCAAAGGGACAGTTGTAGAGAATGCTGCGGGGTACGTGTCGATTGCAACGCGGCGCAAGAAATCGCCCGGAACACTGTTGTACACCGTCGGCATAGCGCCTGCAAAAGTTGCAGCAATTGTACCGCTAGAACTCGAAATAACTTGGTCAATACGAATCTGCGTATTGCTCATGATGGTGCAATACGCGTCCATCCAACTCGATCCGTCATCGAATGCAAATGGCACATTACTATCACCAACTTTAATGGCGGTAGTATCGCTAGAACCATCGGAAATAGCTTGCGCCAGAGTGCGACAATTCGCGAAGGCCGAGCCCATATTGACAAGCGTGCCGGGATTAAGTGTGGTCGAACCGAGGCTACTTGCTGTGACCTTAAGTCTACTTGCAAATTTCATGTAACCCCCTTAGTTATCAACTTGAACCGTCAGAGCCGCAGCTGAAAATGTTGGAGCAGGATCGCCACTGTTTACAGTTTTAGGAGTGGCAAGCGTGCCGTACCAAAGCTCGTTACCACCTGTCAGGGCGTCCATGATGCCGATACCTTGGGCTGTGCCCCAGTTTGCAGTGGGGGCAGGAAACGTGATAGCATTGTTATTAGACGTGGTGCCAGATGCGCCCGAAGAGGCGGTAGTGCTAGTAGCACCTTGTGTACCAGCCCAGTTAGCCAGCGACGAAGTAATAGCAACACGCGCGTACGATCCACCACTCACTTCGACACGGGTAGAACCTGCATCATTGTCTGCCGTGGTAAATAGGGCGATGTAAAGCGTTGTAGGCGGCGTGAAAGTCTGCCCACGGAAGAGAAAGTCCACAATTTTATTTTCGAGGTAGTCTGACATGCCAGCCATGCTATAATTCCTTTAGGTTATTTATCTGTTGTGTTATTATTCACGAATGTAAAGTTCGTACATAATGCAGCCGTCAGTGGACAGCGATGGGTTGTACTGCTTTACAGTGATAATTTTATAAATCTTATCGCCAACTTTAAGAAAGTCTCGATTTGGGGAAAGATGGGGGAGCGGAAGTCCTACATCAGTTTTTTGTGGAGGTTGCACGTACACCTGTTTATCGCCAGTTTGCACAAGAGTATTCTTTTCTGTACCCATACCCTCTTGTTTACGCACGTAGTCGAACACAAGAATGTTGACGGCGTAGTCTTGGAATGTGACGATGTTCTCTGAGGTGGACGTGTCGTACTCTTCTGCAATCGCTACCGAAATGTAGCCTTGCATTCCGTATCGGGACATCATAGTAGCGACTGTTCGGTCTAGAATGTTCATTACGGACTCGGAATTTCAGGGGGTGCAAGATTAGCTACATCGCCGCTGTACGGATCAAATGGACCAATAGCAATTTGATGTAGGCGTTCGTCCGATGTAGGGCGATTCTGCGCATTCGTGAAGTCTTCTTTGAACTGAAGAATGGGATGCAATTCATCTGCACCAGCAACGTATGGAAGTGGGCAAACGCCGTTGAATGCAGGGTCACGGAGTACTAGCAGAAGAAAGTCTTTATACTGACTGTAGACTTGGCTCCCGTACGCTGTTATGACACCCATCTTAGCGTCAGAATCAAAACTCAAAGTTGCAAGAATGTATTGTCCACATAACGTTCGGGCGGCTTTAAAATTGTTATTATATTTATCCAGTGCACTTTGGTAGGTTTCATCATTGAGAATTGGCAAATCTCGCCAGTCACCCAATGCTAACCTCAGTTGACCAATTGTTGTACTAGGGTCGATTATCATTAGCAGTGTTCTCCCACATATCAGGCCAAAAACAATTGTGTTTTTGCATATTGTACTCGGCAGTTGTCACTTCTAAGTTGTCCGCACAGTGAAGCCCACAGACCGATTTGGAAAGTAGAGGAACTTTGTGATCTACATGCCATTCAATACCCGTAAGTTTTGTACGCAGCTTAGCCAAATCATACATCTCGCTGACAAGAAATTTGTCAAACTCTTCGTCAGCCCATTTAGGAGTGGCATTTATTTTGTTAGCTCTCCGTCTAGCGGCTTGCTCGTTACGCTTAGCACGATTTTCTTTTCTCCATTTTCTGGATTTTTCTCTATCTTGTTCGCGATTATCTTCTAACCACTGTTTAGCACTGCTCAGGTGTAGTTCGTACACGTGTCGATACTTGGAATCGGGGTTGTCCCTACCGTCTCTATACCTATCCCGATTAATAGCGTTTGCACAATTCCGGCAAGCGTAAGCTTTAGTCTTTTTACCGTTGAAAGCGTCTAAAGGTTTAATTTCTTCGCATTTTGGACAAAATTTTGTGGTCATGAATACTCCTTGTTATTACTGTATCCTACAAGCGTAGTTGTACAGTAATAACAGCCCTCGTAAGAAGGCCGTTACAGTCAAGATACTAAAGCCCTCCGAAGAGGGCTAAAAATCTTAGTTGCTCGACACAACTTTGATGATCGATGCAGGGCGGGTCGTGAAATACAGGGGAGCCGCTTCCATTTCGAATTCAACGAATTCATCTTTCGGGTCGATATATTGACGCACGAAGATTTCTTGACCCGGTTGATTTGCTTCCGACAGTTTATTCGACGGACCGGCATAACCACGGAACAGGTCGCGGACGCCATCAGCGTATGCGATACCAGTGCTATCAGCGAATGCCAGTTCGGTTCCGCCTGTGGGCAGGTTGAACGTGAAGTCGTACGACACGAACGTGATGCCACGGTGCGTGAAGTGGTCCATGATGCCCCACTGCTCGTACGTCGTCAGGTCATCGCGCAGGGCTTGGTTACCTGCACCATTAGCCATGAAGAACTGATAAGCAGCTTTCATCGAAGCGTGGCTGATAAGCTTGTCAAAGAACGTAGCGTCAACAAGAACCTTAACACCGCCGATTGCACCGCCGTTTTGCACGTTGGTAGCAACTTTCTTTTTCAGTTGGCGGATAACCGAATCAACGTTCGTGGACGAGGTTCCCAGCAGGAAGTCCGACGTATCTTGGCTGATACCAAATTCGCTGTACATGTCAGCCATCGTGGTGCCGTCCGGGGTTTTGAACACACCCTTCAGTGCTTGCAGCTTCATGTACTCTTGGGTTTGGTCCCAAGCGCGGCGCATATCAACCATCTTTTCAGCAGTGGCACGACCATACGTTTCCGAATCGGTCGAACCCGGCACGCGCCAGCCTTGGATGTCTTCGTTGGTGATGCGGTCTTCGTGTTTGAAGTAAGCCAGCTTCAGAGCGAACGTGTCAGCTTTGCGCTCGTGGTTTTCCGTCGATGCTTTGGCACCGCGATTGACTTGCGGCAGCAATGTTACGTTTGCGTAGTCTTTGTCGAAGACGATAGCTGTTTGAGCCGTCGATTTGACCGAGAACAGGTTTTGGCTGTTGATGTAGCCAGCTTGCAGCGGAACTTGCGAAATCGAATCAACGAAATCGGCGTTCTTAAAACTATTGTAATAGTCGCGAATAGTCATGCCCATGTTATAATTCCTTTAGTATTAGACGCCGTTTTGGCTTAGACGCCCGTGCGGACGTGGATGTTTTTAGCACGGAGAGCCGTGTACACAATAGTTTTGTTATTCGAGGAGACAACATCTTTGAACAGCAGACCTGTATCCACAACGCCAGCATGACCGACGCGCAGGACAGTCATCGTGTAATCGCCAGGGGTCAGCGACGGGACATCCAGGCCAGTTTCGATCAGGACAGCGACATCAGCGTTCAGCGTTGCAACATCAGCGTTAGCAACCCATTTGTACTTGCTCGTGCCGTCAAATTGCAGGACAGCGCCGACATCCATCCCAGCAGCCACGGTGACAGTGACAGCACGGCGGCAGACGCCTTTATCCGGCATTTCTTCAAAAGCGAGAACGCCCGAGAGTTTATTGCTACGAGTAGCGAGTTTGGTCATTATTTCGATTCCTTCTTAGCGGTTTTCGTGGGGAGAAATTTGTTAAAATGTTCAACCTTCGGCTCATCGACTTGGGCGTCTGCCTTGGTTTCAACGCCGACTTCTTTAAACAACTCACTATCAGCTTCGGCAGCAGCATTGGTAGCGAAAATTGCGAGGAAGGAGTCAAACTTCTCATCGCTCATATCTTCTGTAGCAGCCAGGAAATCAGCAACCTTTTCGGTGCCCATCTTGGTGACAGCTTTTTCTTGGCGGGCTTTTGCTTTAGCAGCCAGAGCGTCAGCTTTCGCTTGTTCTTCAGCAGCAGCATATGCCGACAGCTTCTCTTCGTACTCAGCTTTCATAGCATCAGCAGCAGCCTTAACCGAAGCCATCTCGGTGGTCAGCGTAGCCAGTTGAGCCAGGACGGCTTCGTGCGCAGCAAGCTCGATAGTTTGAGCCTTGTCTTCTACACTCATCGTTTCTTCCTTTTCTTGTTCAGGCAAATCGCCTGTAGGTTTGACTTCTTGCGAAGCCTCCGGGGTTACAGGCTTGAAGCCCAACTTCTTTTTAAGAGAATCCAGCATGGTTATCCTTTACTGAGCACGTAATCTACAAACTCGGAACGAGTCATAATTTTGTTGACCAAACCAATTGACAAGGCGTCTTGAGCAGAGTACACTCGTGCTTGTGTGTCCTTGAGGTCTTTTGTGGACAATCCTGTGTACTTGGAAACGTGAGCACGGAAAGCATCGCCAAGTTCAGCAACACGCTTCTGCATGTCTTCGAGGAAGCCGTCGCGCCATGAGCCATCGTCTGCGAAAGGAACTTTGTCGCTTCCGTCTGTGACAAATGTACGTTGGATTCCCTCTTTCTCAAGCATCTTGCTATCGTTGTAGAGGCAAATGAGGACACCAATCGAGCCTACGTCGGAGTAAGGGTTGACAACCACTTCATCGCAAGCACAGGCAATAGCATAAGCAGCGGAGCATGCAGAACCGTCTACGTAGCCAAGTAGCGTCACGCCAGCGGCGTTGCACATTGTACGAACCTCGTCTACGGCTTCAAAACAACCGTACGCTTCACCCCCACCGGAGTCGATATCTAGTACAATAGTCTTAGCACCGGATTCGATAAGGTCTTCGGCTTGGTCTAGAAGCATTTCGTAGGAGAAACCTCCGCAAAGCGCTTCCCAGCCTGTAGAACGATATGTAAGAGGGCCGCGAATAGTGATGCAGCCAATACCGTTTACGACTTCGTTTTCGTTATTATCTTCGGAGTCGTCAGGCTCTTGAAAGTCCATCATGCCAGCGTTACGGGCAGACAGATAAGCTTCGATTTCTTGGAAAGCTGCTTTAGAGATGAGATGCGGGCGGTTTCGCAGAGAAGCGGTAAGCCGCAAAAGTTTGTGTTTATTCATACTGCTCCTTATGCGGCGTTTTCATTGTTTCCAGTGCTGCTATCCTTTTTGGTCGGCTTCTTGGCTGTTCCATCGTAGGGCGTTTGCATTCCTTCGCCAGCGTTGCTAGATTCCATTGTGAACTCAAGGTCATCAACCTTCGTATCTTCAGGAAACTCTTCAACACCAATAGCCTTACGAAGACGGTTGATTGTCTTAATATCTTTCACGATCAGACCAATCGAACCAGATCGTTGAATAATCTTACCAAGCTCATCAGCAGACATTTCAGAGATGTCACCCGGAACAAACTTGGGCAGGCGCTCAAGGCTCCAGCCATTCAAGCTAAAAAGCTGCGGGATAAGATCGTTGTTGAGAACGTCAGCAATTTCATTCAGGCGGTGACTCATTGCGAGCGATACGAGATTTGTGTTAGAATCTGCAAGAGAGAACGAACCAAGTTCAGTAACATCTTTGAGAATGTCAACACCCAAGGCAGCGTAAATCTCATCGTGATAACGCTTGATAACATTATCGATATTCGCGCCATTGACGCCCTTCTTTTCCAGAAGGCTGATGTCGAAAAGGTCTTGCTTACTCACCTCGTCAATACGCCGGGGGAAGATAATACCTTTGTTCGTACCTGCCTGAATCGTGTCAAGAAGCTTTTGGCAGGCTGTATAAACAGCCTTCATATCATCTGGCGCGTCCGCTGCCATATATTCTGGCGGAAGGCGCAAGAGAGGGAGTCCGTTGGATTCTTTAGCGATTCCGAGCAGTTCTTGGTCGCGAAGCATGTCAAGCTGCTTCCACGCCTTATATGCGCCCTTCAGAATAGAATTTCCTGTTGGGTCGCCCTTGGTGGCGTCTGCTGTGAACAGAAGGAATTTCTCGCGCTTGATGGGGATAAGGCCGTGTTCATTGGCTTGATCCATAAACATAGCGCCGTTCTCTAAATTGACGATAGATTGCTCACATCCGAGCAGATCGCGACCATCTTCCGAGAAAGTCCAGCGAACGATAGTGTCCTGTCCGCGAGGGGAAAGCTTGCGTAAGCCTACGAGGCCATCATTAAACTTGCTGCCGTTCTTATAGAGGCGACGACGATATACTTTTTCTTCTACAGCGAAGCCGTACGGCATATAAGTAATGACATCAGAAAGAAATGCTGCCCAGCTATGGTCCATGTCGCTCATGCACGACTTTACAAAAGCGGCTCGCTCTTTATCTTGTTCTGTTGCGCCGTCTGGAGGTTGCACATCCCATTTCACGCGGGAGAGCAACATACGATATGTGTTGAATGCGGATGCAATCACTGCATCGTTCATCATCTCCCGGACGGTGCGATAGAAATTAGGCCATTGGAACGCACGTTGGGGATCGTCGATTACTTTCCCCCACACTGTGCGCAGGCCCACGAAGCCACTCTCTCCGAGGGAAATTCTTGGAACGGGCATGCCGTCGTCAGCCGCAAGAGCAGCAGCCGAATTGTCTTTTGGCTTTTTAGCTGCCATTTGTGCTCCTTTTTATTTACTAAAACGAATAGTAACATGT